TCTAATCTTTGTGATGTGGCAAACATATTTCTTGCTCCTTCTAATCCTTGAGATTCCTCGGATACATTACCACCTTTTTCTAAATTTTCCATAACATTTTCCATGACTTCTGCTCCTTTGTCGATGTCTCCACCTCCAGCAGCTCTTACAGCATCAGCTGTAAATACAAATTCGTTTTTACTTAATCTAGCTGGTACATCATCTGCTCGTTCTTGTCCACCTATTGGTACAAATCCACCATCGTTTCTATAATCTTTTTCCATGCCACCTAAATCCATAAGCCCACCTTCTTGTTTTCTAGATCTTCCGCCTTGAGCTAAATATTTTGGTTTATTAAAATCCCATGGAACAAGATCTCTAGGTTTATCATAAATTCCTTGTGATCTATCTTCAATACCATCTTGATTTGCATCTCTAAATTCCATTGTTTGTAATGGATTAACGTCTAAATGATGTGGTATTTTTGTTGCATCTGGATGTAAAGGTGTTGGTTCTCGTCCAGGCATTGGTATAGGTTTTATTTTTCTTGGATTTTTTTTAATCCAATCTCTAATATCATTTATTGATATATCTTTCATTGTTTTTTGTTTTGGAATATCCCAAGGGTCTTCTGCTCCAGCGTCAATTCCTATTTCAGGACGGTAACCTTCATCAGCTGTTCCTGATTCATCTATAGGCATATTAGCATCAGACATTTGTAGTTTAACCATTCTTTCAGCAATCGCTGGATCAATTTTATATCTATCAACTATAAATCTGATTACTTCAGCTAAACCACCCGCAGGTCCAAATCGTAATAATCTATTAATAGTTTCCATTATTTCAGCTTCTTTTGTTCCTGCTAATCCTTCAGCTTTATTTGCAATACTTGCTATTCCTGTTCCTATTTTACCTGGTAAAGTAGTCCCCAAAATTGTGCTTAAATCTTCTTTCATTTTATCTGTGTCTACACTTCCTGCATTAGCATACCCAATTCTTCCGCCATCAGCCGCAAATCTAATACGTTGGAAGTTAGCTGGATCACCTACAGGTGCAAATTGTTGATCCCACATTGCTTTGTCTGCTAACCATTTTTTCATTAAATCATCTTCTTCATCTTCTTTGTTAGTCATACTCGTGTACAAACCACCAAGTGTTGATAGACCACCAATAGCTTTCCAAGGACTTATGTTACTCCATCCCCAATCTTTGCCACTTTGTAATAACATTTTACCTAATATACCTGTGCTTGGACCTTGTCTAGGACCAATTGGTAATCCTGTTCCCATTAAAAATTTTCCTAAAGAGGATCCTTTTAATCCTGCAGCAGGTCCAAAACCTAAAAGACCTCCACCCAATGTACCTAAAGCTGCCATACCTATTGGTGACTTCGCAACTTTCTTAATTGTTTTACCAATCTTCTTAACTAATTTTCCTAAACCATATGCCTGTCTTAAATCTGCTATTCCACCACCAGCGTATCCTATTCTTCCACCATCTTTTACTGGAATTGTTCTTTGACCATATATACCTGTGAAGTCATGAGCAGAAGGTTGACTACTTGCAAATCTAATTGGATCTACAGGAAGTCCAGTTACTGGATCTACTGGTGTATCTGTTCCTGGTGCTGATGCTGTTTGATAAGGGTAAGGATACTGGCTCGTGATTCCTTGACCATCGCCACCTCCTCTTGGACCAAATTTATCTTCATAATCTTTTGCAAGCCAATCTTGATAACCTAGTTTATTAAAATCGCTATAGACATCATAGTCCATTAGCATATTTTTTTCCCATTCTTCTAAATCATCCCAATCACTTTCAAAATGTTTTCCATAACCTAATGCTTTTTTCTGTGCATCAGATAATGTATTAAAAAATGCTTTTCGTTTGTCGTAAGTCCAACTAAATTTGTTGGGAACTACATTGTATAAAAATTTAGATCTTGAATCTAATTGTTTTTTGAACCAGTTATCTTCTTCTGGTGGAGTGTCAATTTTTTCATCAGGATCTGATCCCGTACCTGTTGTTGCATACATTAAATCTAATTTTTTTTGATCTGCTATTTGTTTTGGAGTATCTACGGTATGATGATGTGAAACTGGACCAGGATCAGCATATCCTTGGTTAGGATTACGATTACCACCATAATTTCCACCAGCTGATGCTCCACCTGCTGGTCCTCTTGATGTACTATCAGCAGTTGGTCCATAACCACCTGCGTGTGGATTACCACCTCTTCGTAACCCCAGTCTCGCGATTCCGCCTTCGGCCATTCTTGATTCTGACATAATTTGGTCAAGAAATTTTCTAAATGATATTGGTTGCATTCCTTGTTCTTCCATTTCAAAAACGTATTGTTGATACATTTCTACTATTTGAGGATCAGCTTGAGCCATTAATTCTTGTTCTGGAGATTTAGGTCCTTCATTACCTGAATAGGTAATTTCTCCTGCGCCTGCGTCTAATGATGATATTCCTGTGTTATCTATAGCCATAATTTTTATGTTAATTTTTTAAAGGCAGGAATTTCACCTGGGTTTATAATAATACTTGTTTTTCACAAGTAAATCAAGTCTATGTTACTGCTCTAGGCTTGATTTCTAGCGCAGATAATACGACATGTAATCTATTAGCCGTAGCTGCGGTTACTTTTACTACTTCATTTTCTGCAACCACTAAGGGTGCAGATAATAATTCGGTTGTTGCATTAGCAGATATTGCTTTAGTCTTAAATAGGCTAAAAACAGCGTCATCTGTGTCAGTTATAGTCACTGTTATGGTATCAGCATTGCCTGAATCTTCAGATACTATTATAGATTTAACAACAGCAGTTGTAGCTGTAGGTACAGTGTACAATGTAGTAGCACTCGTACTCGTTAAATCCTTCTTTTTATTTACAAATGTATTAGCCAAAGAAATAAGCCTCCGCCTCTGCTTCTTCTTTCAAATCTTGTTGAAAAGAAGTGTTTAATTTTTGTACTATACTATCAACGTCCCTAACAAATGATTGTTGTATTTGTTGATCGTATTTTTCTAAAGGTTGTGTTAATGATTGTACTATTCTAGCCATTAAATAAAGCCTCCGTATCTATAAAAGTTTATAAGTCCACCATCGGCTGCTGAAATTCCCATTTGTTCTTCTTGTTTTGCTTTGTATGCTTCTGGATCTGCTGCTTTACTTGCAAGGTCACTTTGAACAAAATCTTTATACGCATTACCAAGTTGATAAGCTGTTGTAGCTGCACCCACTACAGGGACAGCTCTTGAAAGAGCCTTTGTTGCAAATTTACCAACTGGACTTTGAAATGCTTTCATTGCTGCTTCTACTGGACCAAAGTGAGTAGGAGATACTCTATTTGTTAACCATCCCATAGTGCTACCAGCTCCATGTCCTAATTTTTCAAAAACATTATTTGGTACCCATGCACCTGTTAAACTTTTTAACATATTTTTAGGAACGGGGTTTCCAGTTCCATATCCCATTTTAGCCCATTGATTAATTTTATTAATATCAGATAAAGTTTGATATGTAGCACCAGTTGTTAAAGCTCCTGTACCATATAAAGCAGTTTTTAATTTATTATTAGCAATCCATTTTCTAAATTTATCACTACCTGTTATTCCCCCAGTAGTTCTTCTTCCTTTTGGAGTTTTGGTATATGGAAATGGAGAAGCTCCACCAGTTTTAGGGGGTGGTGTAGTTATAGTTGTAGTTGTTGTACCGCCACCGCCGCCACCATGACTTGGATGAGTTGTTAAATAACCAGTTTTACTTCTACCTGCTCCAGGTGACCATCCGCCGCCACCGCCGCCACCACCGCCACCATGTGGTGATCCTTTACTTCCTCCACTACTTCCTTTATTCGCTGATCCGTATCCGTATGGCATTACCTTCTCCCGTCCGCTTGTATATCTAATCTAAAAGTTCCAAGTTTCCAATGTTGTTTTGTGCTAGTGTTATCTACTTTTAAAGCGATAGCTCTAGCTCTTGCACGTGTGTCTATTTTAGTCGTCGTCGTTGAAGACGTAAATGGACCTAATGAAGAACTAGCTTCTGAATCCGTTGGATAATTTTTTAAATTTAATGTAACTCTTGCATCTCCAGTTTGAGATAAAAAGTCTGGAAGTACTCTTCTAATTTTCATCATATACTCACCATCACCTCTTAAATCTGCTCCACCACCTTGAGCTAAAGATATATCAAAATCTCCTGATTGAATACTTGCTGAAATACCAGTTCTTGCTCCTGCTTTAATTTGATCTTGTCCTGTTTCGTGTTCAAAGTAAGTTGTAACACCATCAGTATTTCCAACTGTTGCATCACTTGTAGCACTTGAATCATATTCAGTACCATGTGGTTTTCCAAATATAGATGAATCGAACCAAGAACTTCTTGATAAAGAACTTGTAGTCCATACAGGTCGTTCAGGTGTTGAATCCATAAAGTTATAAGTTACTGATCTATTATTAGATGCAGCACCACTTCCTGGATAGAACCATGTGACTTCACCAAACAAGTTATTTAATCCTGCATAGATATGATTTTTAGGAACTGTATTAATATCATCGTAAACATAGTCTTCAACTAAACATGCTAGAGATTCTAGTTTACCAGTGTATCTAAAGAAACCATTCTCTGACATCCAGTAAGCAGAACCATCAACCTCAACGGCTGCATGTTTTCCAATCAATCCACAGTTCGTTCCAACTTGTTGAAATGAAAAAGTAAAAGGTGAACCAACGAATCTCATAATGAATAAAGACGTATCAGTCCAAACATAGATTGCATCCCGACCTCTAATCGCTGCAACGATCCGTGTTCCATCGGCCAGTCTCTGTGTACCAGCGGTATTGGTTGCGGAAGGCGCATAAGAAGTTGTAGCATTGATGCTCTCTTGGTCTGACCATCTAATGTACATATCATCTTGAGTAGATGTTGTTGCAACAGTTGTTTCTGTTCCAAAAAATACTAAGTGTCTATCGGGTGTAGATACTAAAGTTTGTACTGCTGCCGTTGGTGCATTGGCAATAATAGTTGCTCTTGTAGATGTTGAACCATCTGAATCCCATTCAAAAGTTGCACCATCAACGATGGTTGCAATCAATTTATTTCCATAATTGTCCAAGGACCAAAGTCCTGGAGCTGTAATAATGTCACCTGTTTGTGAGGCTCCCCATTTAGTATACTCAGAAGCATCGGTCACGGTTGCTGCATCAGAGTGTGATGCGA